TGTTAGCACCATTGTCGCCCATTTTTCCATACTTGGTGTAGTCAGCACCGCCTACCTTTTCAACATACTCACGCATGAACATGTCGTCTTCACCCATCTTCATTTTATCATCGTCGCCCATGTCCATGTCCATGTCCATGTCGCTGTCGGAGCCCATACCGCCACCCATTTCTTTTTCAAATTGAGCACGTAAATCGTCGATTGCGTCTTCGAGGTCCATTACACGATCTTCTAAATCGTCCTCAGGCTCGCCTTCTTCGTCATCCATTGGGCCTTCGTCGCTTGCTTGAATATCATTCAACATATCATCAGTTGGGTCACCGCCAACTGGACCTTTGTCGTCTTCGTCGTCACCTTCGTCGAACGCAAAGTCTTCTTCCATTTCTTCTTCTTCTTCATCTTTAGCTTCATCAACTTCTTTGTCTTCTTCTTCATCTTCTTTTTCTTCTTCAGATAAGTCGAAGTCTTCTGCTAAAATGTTTTCATAAATCTCACGTGATTTTTCTACCACGATTTGGTGAAAAAGCTCTTTGGCTAATTCTGTATCTTCATTAACAAGATGTTCGAGCATCTGCTCGAATTTTGATCGATCAGTCATAAGTTTCTCCTATAAGAATGTTGTAAGGCTGTCAAATATTATTTACAATATATTGCTAAAATCCTGCTATAATGGTACTATTTTGAAGGTTTTTCTGGCCAAGTAGGCATTAATTTTCGTAGTTCTTCAAAACTTATATGTCTAAAATTAGGTAAGTTCCATTCTGGATCATAGTATCCAGGAGTTACTACTCTATAAAATTTAGTTTTAGAATAATTTTTTAATACCTGTTCTGTCTGTCTTTTCCAATTGCCAAAATAGGTAGCAGTGTCTTTGCTTTTTCTGTAATTAACTGAATCTGCATATACATTGTTGAGGTATCCATTTAACCCAGTATAATCAAATCCTATAATATAAATCTCATTTGCACTATGTTGTGCTGCTAGGTTTAATGCTGTTGGCCCGGAACTCCAGCCTAAACTAGGCATAAAGTAATGGAATCCTTGAAAATTTCTATATTTGGCGTTAGGGTTAGTCCACACTTCGTGTGTTCGTTGATATCCAGATTTTTCTATTTCTATGATCATTTTTGGATCAACAGCTACAAGATAGTCTGGTTCAAACTCTCTATAAAGGGCATTGCACCCATAAATTTTTCCGTATCTACGAAGCTCTTCAGGTTTAATATTGAGGCGGCTAGTACCATTGCCGAACACAAAACTACGCATAAATTATCCTTTCAGATTACTTATGCTGGTGCGGCCGGTTGCTCAGGAGTTTTATACATAGCTTCAATAAACTCTAATTCTTTTTCTTGTTCTAAAATATGAGCTTCTGAAGCTTTACGCATTTCGTTGATTTGACCAAGAGTTAGTCTTGTTTTACGTGTGTCACTACGTACCATAGTTTCGTCGTTACCAGGCAAATAACGAAGATTGTTCGCTATTGCTTTCATATCTTTATCCGCGTAAAATAATTCTCTTAGTATCATAATATTATTTATATGGCAGCTGGGGTTGCAGGAGGTGCAGCTCCTACTGGACTTGCAGCAGCAGCGTCGGCTGGTGCACCTCCTGCTTCTGGAGGTGCTGCTTCGTCAGCTAATGCTCCCATGTCTGCTTCTATACCAGCTTGACTTATACCGGCACCTCTAAGTTCTGCTGTGCTGTCAGTAACAGCAGGCTTGGCTTTACCATTTTCTTCTGCCCACATACGTTCGTTTTCTGCAATCTCTTCGTCACTTAGGCCTAAGAATCGTTTCATGGCGAAACGTTTACTAATTGTTGGAATTTGACTTAATGTTTGATAGGTCGGTGCTCTAGCTGTGTCTAATTCACTTTGTCTGAAAGCAGCAAAATTTTGTGGGGGTTCAAACTGTAATTCAAACAAACTACTATCAATATTAACACCTCTGTCATACAGATATATTTTAAATTCTTGATCAAAGGTTTCTGCTAACAAGTTTTGTAATCGTTCGCAGTATTTGTTAAAACGTAATTCTTGAATATAAGCTGTGCCTACTCTACCATCATTGTAACTAGCTTGGCTGTCATCTGCACCTGTTGGTAAGTAGCTGCTTGGTATACGTAAACCTCTAAACAGTTTATTAGTAAAATACTTTAAATCGTCAATTTCGCCTAAGTTTGTGCCGCCGGGCAATGTGTCAACTTTACTACCTCTACCTTCTGCTGTTTGCGGGAAGAAATAATCCTCATTTATCGAAAGAGGATTGTAAGCAGAATCAATAACATTGCTACCGCCGCCAGTAGAAGAAGGAATTCTTCGCTGATGAATTTCATTTTTAACCCTTTCAACAAAGCTCATAGCCAAGTGACTAGGCATATTACCTACATCAATGTAAAATATTCTACGCTCAGGAGCACGTTGGATACGATAGATAATAATAGCATCTTCTAACAATTCTTTCTGCTTGTAAACTTTAAAAATACTTTCTAATAAACTGTTTCCAAAGGGATAATTGTTATCTAAGCCTTCACTTAAACTTAGATGTATAACATGTTTTGCATCAATCGCTACTTCATTATCGTTATTTTGAAAGCGAGTTCCAGGACTAACTGGATATGCACTAGCTTGTCCTCGTGCTGCTGCACCGCCGGCAATATATGCGGTACCTCTATTATTTGTATTAACTGTATTTGGATTAATTGTTGTAACAACTAAATCTCTAAAATTAGGATTTAAATCCCTAATAACATACTGTTCTGGTAATTTGCCTTCGCTTTCATTTACAATAACTTTAGTAAGTTTACCTGGATCAACATGGAACCATTTTTTTGTTTCTGGATCTCTGATAAAAATACTATCGCCGTACTTAAAAGTATTTCTTACAATACGAAATATTCTAGTTTCAAATTTTTGTAATTTGCACCAGTGCTGTAAATATTCTCTAAGTATTTGAATTTCGCTATTTGTAGCTTTTGATTTAAAATGCAAATGAAATGGAGTTCGGTTTTCTCTATTTTTTTGACTGCAAAATTCTGCTAGAATATCTAGTGCAGCATTAACTTCGCTGTCCATGTCCATGGTATCGTATTGCAAGTATCTGTCAATACGATTTGGTGCTCCGGTATACACATCAGGCAGATAAGAACTATAGTTAGCTCGGGCTGGTCCAGCCTTACCAGAAGGGTTGGATAACGGACTTAAAGATCCTGGTTGATTATTAACTTGTACCGGTGTAAAATATTTTTTCCAGCTCATTATGCTCTCGAGTATATGTTGCTATTATTAGATTTAGTAGCTTTAATTTGTCTAGTTCCTAGATCTAATTGGGCATCTAATAAACGTTCTATCTTTGTATTTAAGTTATTTAGGCTACCTACAACATCATCTAGAGTAGCTTTAGTATCTTTACCTGACATCGAAAGTTTCTGTTTTTCGATTAATGCTTCATTAAAGGCCTGCGACATACCCATTTCGTCGGCTTTTTGTGTAGCAGAATCTTTGGTATCAGCTTTTGGAACAAATTTTTCCTTAAACTGTTTTTCAAAATCCATATTCTGTAAAGGTGCCATCATACTTTTTACATCTAATGATTGGAATAGATTTTCTTGTTGTTTCATCGTATCCATCATGGCCTTGGATACATTTGACTGAACAGGCTTTACGTCAGAAATATCGGCCGGCATCATTTTACTACCAGAAATAGTATAAGTCAGTTTGTTTACTGCATCCGAAACTGAATTTTCTTTTACTCCTGTAACTAAATTCATCATTTGTTTTTCATTCAATACAGCTTCTTTTCCGTGCAGATCGGCTTCTGTTTTAGCACCAAAATCTACAAATAATTTATTAAATGCACCTGGAGTGCCTCCAAACATTTGAGGTTTTCCTGAAACATTAAATGCATTAACTCCTTTAACTAATAGATCAGATCCTTCTTTAATAAATGCTGCTGCACCTCTTAATGTTTCTGCTCCTGGTAGATCAGATTTATTTTGCGAAGTTCTAGGAGTAAATCCTAGTCTAGAATCAGGTGGAGCTCCTTCTTGTTTTTCTCCAGATAATCCTGCTTGCATCACCCTATCTAATTCTTTTGAAACTGTGGTTTTTTCACCACCTGGGCCTCTTGTACTAACTCCTAAACTTTGATCAGAAAGTTGTCCTAGACCTGGACCTAATTGTTTATTAAGATACCCCCCAATATTTTTATACAGAGCTGCTTCGTAATCTCCTACTCTGTCTTTAAAATTAATTAAAGCCTTAGATGCACCGCTAGCTTCTTGTCCTAACTCGTTTACTCCTTTTTGAGCCCGTTGAGCTTCTTCTTTTGCAAATTTAGCCTGTTCGGATGTATCCTTATCCTTCATATCTGCTCGTTTTGAAACAGCATCTAAAGAGTCAAATGTACCCATAGTAGCTTTCATTACTTTATGTATACTTTGTACCGCAGCATTATTACTTGGAATCATTGCTAAGTTTTGTGCTTGTGCTGTTCTTTGATACTCTATAGTTTCAGTTCTTGCTTTCTTTTGTAATTCCGATGCT